CTGGCAAGCTTCTGCGATGTACCGCGGTTTTCAATATCGCCCACAACCTACGTTATTTTAAATTATGGCTACTCTTAGCGGTTCCGATGCAGTTATGAAAGCGCTGGAAGATATCGCTAAGAAGATGGGCGCGGGGGCGGTGTCTGTCGGTTTTATGGACGGTGCGACCTACCCCGATGGGGAATTAGTCGCAGGAGTGGCATTTCAGAATGAATTCGGGGTACTGACTAAAAATCAACCCCCTAGGCCATTCTTCCGCAGGATGATAGTTAGGGAATCTCCATCCTGGGTAGGTAAAATGGGTAGGCTTGCCAAGGCTACTAATTATGATGGTAGTAAAGTTTTAGGGCTTATGGGCGAAGATATCAAAGGGGCCTTACAGCAAAGTATTAATGATTTTACAACACCTGGGCTTGCTGCAAGTACCATCGAAGCTAAAGGCTTTTCGAAACCTCTGATAGATACATCCCACATGCTTAATTCAATTACATACGATGTGTCGGAATGAACTTACGATCAATCGCCAATCAAGCCGCTCAATCTATTAACCCGAACATCTCGGTGAGTGTTTCGCGTTCGATTGGGTATACAGTAGGCGCCGGTCGTAAGCAGGTGCCCACATATGCACCTGCCGTACCAGGCTTTGGGCAATTGCAAGCGTTAGATGGGGTGGAATTAAAACAGCTTGAAGGTTTAAATATTCAGGGTGAGATTAAAGCCATCAATCTTTACGGCAAAGTGTCGGGAGCATTGCGACCTGATGGGGTCGGTGGGGATTTGATCGAAATAGATGGCAAGACTTGGCTAGTGGTCAAAGTTTTGGAAGGGTGGGCAACTTGGAGTAGGGCTGCTATTGTGTTGCAAGGATCGTAATGTATACGACAAACCTAACACTTGATGATGCAATCGACGCACTAGGGGACTTTATCGCCCTATTTGTGGAGGGTGCTGAAATTGTTCGAGCGCAAGTAAATCGCGTACCTATGCCTCTTGATAATTGCGTGGTACTGACTGAATTATTCTCGGTAGACTTATCAATACCGAGAGAGGATTTCGATTCATTATCCGATTCGATTGATTTGACCGGGCCCACTCGAATCGATGTTCAAATAGATTTTTACGGGGAAAATTGCGGGGATTATTGTAAAGCAGTTCAGACTGCATTTCGTACCCCATTCGCATATAATAATTTCCCCAATAATATAAAACCGCTTTATACTTCTGATGGTATACAAGCACCATTAATAAATGGTCAGCAACAATGGCAGAGTAGATGGACATTGACGGTATCATTACAATACAACCCGGTCGTTGAGATTCCGCAAGATTCGGCTACCGCGTTGGACGTCGGGTTACAAGTTTTATTTTAAATGAGGTGAGTAAATGACTATCCCAGCAAGCAGCATCGTACAAGTAAACCCTGGTGTTTTGAGTGCTGGCGGTAACCCGTTAGCATTAAACGGGGTGATTTTATCCAAGAATTTATATATTCCAGTCGGTAGCGTTCAATCTTTCTCCAGCGCCTCGGCTGTGAGCGCGTTTTTCGGTGCAGGTTCGACTGAATATGCCTTATCTCAGATTTATTTCGCAGGATATGACGGATCGACTGCGAAGCCGGGTACTTTGTTCTTCGCCCCCTTTGTGGATACCGCACGAGCTGCGTGGTTACAGTCAGGATCGTGGGCGGGATTGGCTTTAACAGATCTGCAAGCTGCTGGTAGCGGAACATTAATCATTACAGTCGACGGGGTAGTTAAAACTTCCAGTTCTATTGCATTAGGTTCTATTGCGAGTTTTGCTGCTGCCGCTACAGCTATTGCCGCAGGATTTACGGGATCGCCTATAACGTGCGTATGGGATTCTGTAAAGAGCATGTTTATCCTCACCAGCTCGACTACTGGCGCCACGTCTACAATGACCGTAGCGGGTGGTACAATTAGCACGGCGTTGAAACTCACGACGGCAACAGGTGCGGTATTATCGCAGGGTAGCGCGATAACCACTCCGGGTACGGCGATGGATTCAGTTAAAACTATTACTCAGAACTGGGCATCGTTTGCCACAATATGGGAGCCTGTTACTGCGGATAAGCAGTTGTTTGCGGTGTGGGCAAGTGTGCAGAATTCTCGATTTGTATATGTCGCATGGGATACTGACGCACAGGCGATTGTCGCAAATACCACTACGGCGTTCGGCGCTTTGGCTAAAAGCTTGGCATATGATGGAGTCCTTCCTGTCTACAATACCAAAGAGTTAGCCGTATTCGTTCTAGGAATGATCGCAAGCATCGACTTCTCGCGTCGTAACGGTAGAGTTACTGCATCTTTCAAATCTCAAGCCGGGGTTAATCCTACTGCTTCTGATCAAACTACTGCTGACGTTTTGTTGGCAAACGGCTACAGTTTCTATGGATCTTATGCGACTGCTGTACAAGGATTTATCTTTTTATACAATGGTCAAATGCCGGGCAAATGGAAGTGGTTGGATACTTTCGTAGACCAGGTTTATTTGAATTCGCAATTTAAGACTGCATTGCTTACGTTGTTGACTAACAGCGGAGCGATACCGTATAACGACCAAGGTTTTTCGCTGGTTCGAGCCGCGTTGATCGACCCGATAGTATCTGCGTTAAACTTCGGTACGATTCGCACCGGTGTCGTGCTGTCAGCGGTGCAAATCGTGCAAGTTAACGCGGCGGCTGGGCGGGATGTCGCAGGTATTATTCAGCAACAAGGGTATTATCTGCAAGTACTCGACCCCGGAGCCGTAGTTCGTGGGCTTCGCGGTACCCCTGTAATTAACCTTTGGTACACCGATGGCGGCGCCGTGCAACAAATTACAGTTGCTTCGATAGATATAATGTAAAGGATAGATCATGGCTGATACAACGATTACAAGCGCGAATAGCGTGTTTATGCTGGTGATAGCTGGCTTATTTCCGGTTCCCGTGCAATTGCAAGGCTTTGCTACCGATAAAGCTTTTGCCACCGAAGCGGTTGACTTAGCCGAGGTGCAAATGGGAGTAGATGGGCGCATGACCGCTGGTTATGTACCGGTGCCAGTCAAGCAAACTATCACTTTGCAAGCCGATAGCCCTAGCCGAGATATATTCACAGCATTGATCCAGGCCAGCATGACAGCGCGAAGCGTGTTTTATTTATCCGGTTCGATTGCGTTGCCAGCGACAGGTGAAAGTTACACATTAACGCGTGGTGTTTTGGTAAATGCTAAACAAATGCCAGATGCTCAAAAAGTTCTGCAACCTGTTGACTTTGTGATCACTTGGGAACGAGTAAACCGCTCATTATTGTAAGATCAACGTCATGGCAAGGCTTATAACCTTTTACGCTAGTCTCCCGTAATCGCCATGACGCCTAATTCCTGGAGACTGGGAGACTATTTAAAATGGCAAGAAACGTGCTGGATTACACCGTTACGACGGATGGTAGAGATAAAGGAAAGCTGTTCAGAATTACCGAAATGCCCGCGAGTAAGGGCGAAAAATGGGCTATGCGTGCGATATTAGCCTTGATGGGCGAACGTGTCGATATACCTAAAGGATTCGAGAAGAAAGGTATGTCGGGAATGGCCGAATTGGGTTTGAAAATGTTCTCAAGCTTGAAGTGGGAATCTGCCGAACCTCTACTCGATGAAATGATGGAATGCGTACAATTTATTCCAGATCCTTCAAAACCTCAAATTATTCGCAAGTTATTTCCTGAAGATATTGAAGATATCTCTACGCTGATTACGTTGCGTAAGGAGGTCTTGACGTTGCATGTGGGTTTTTCGCAAGCCGTCGCCAACTTAATCTCCCGCGAAAAATCGACGACGGTCAAAACAGAAAAGCTGTAGAGTTCGAAAATATCCCGTATATAATAGGGATATTAGCATCAAAGCGTGTTGCAACACTACACGAACTTGACACGGTTTATGGTGTACAAGATGCATATGATCTACTTGAGATAGTGACCGTCAATGCCTACAATAATTGATAGCTTAATCGTAAAACTCGGCCTAGACCCTAAAGACTTTAATGCTAATAAAGATAAAGTTAAAGGCGGTCTAAAAGACCTGAGTACTGAATCCGATAAAACCGGTAAAGGCTTCTCTAACGCT